CTCTACCTGTTCCAAACTTGGAAGAAGTAGAGGATCTAGATAAGGTTCTTCCACTATCGGTGGATAAAAAATTGTTTTAGGTGGAACGAGAAAATAATCTGTATCTGGTAAATCAGGCAGATTTATTTCCATTTTTTTTCTTGTTCTTGGTGTTTTTAGCTAAGATCATATTTTTGGTGTTTTTAGCTAAGATCATAAAATCTTTTCTGGTGATTTTTTTATCACCATCAACATCAAGTTTGTACTGTTTTCCTTTAAGTGGCATTAGACTCAGGAGTAGTTCTATCTTTAAGAATAGCTTGAATCTCTATGATTCTTCTATTTGCTTCGTTAAATTGATTTACTACAGTTTGTAATTCAGCTTGTAGTTCTTCGGTTGTAGGTTTTGTCATATTTTAAAAAGGTTTGCCAGTAGCAGTAACAGGTGTATTTATAAGAGCAATATTATCTTCTAAGCCTTTTTCTATTGCTGCTACATCATCTGTACCTATTGCAGCTTTAACCCAACCTAATACAGTTGCTTCATCTAATTTATCGTAAGCAACAAAATCACTTGGTAATGAAGAAGGTTTTGTGAAAGTAACTTCTCCTGTTGCTCTGTCTTTTTCTGTGTCGCCATCCATTCCTTTTACACGATAAATAACTTTGTTAACATGACCGTCTGATAAGTCACGTTCCATTGTGTTTACTTGCCACGTTTTAGTAATAGCCATTTTTTTAAATTAAGAAGGTTTAGTAGGAAAAGTAACTGATGTTAAATTTAGGTTACCATTTGTGTCAACAGTTGGGTTTGCACTTGCTGGCAAATCTCTTAACTGTTGCCTATAAGTTTTCCAAGCATCAGTAATTGTTGTATCAGATAATGCCATGTAATCAGTTTCTGCTAATCTTGCATTTCTTTCAAGTCGTAGTAACCTCATAGGTTCTGCATTATTTAATCTTGTTACTTCAGCATCTATTTCAGCTTCAGTTGGCGCAGTACCACTATCTTGCCATTTAAACCCTGAGTAATCTTCACCAGACCAAGACCATTTTGTATAAGGTCTTAGACTTGCTACAGCCATAGTTTTGTCGTAGATCATCCTTTTACCTCTTGTAAATACAAATATGAACGTGTCTCAGGACTTGAGGCTCCATGAATCCTGACATTACTACCATCAAGACTTTTTAGACCTACTCTATAAGTTATTTGAGAAGTTGTGCTTGGTGAATGAAGAAACCAGTAAGTATGCCCGCCATAACTATAAGAACCACTGTCGCCAGTGTGATATTCTCCCGCAACTTGTTGAGCAAGTGGAGTACCACTTACAGTTCCATAAAATATTCCTGTATTAGGTCTTCTATCTCTATCGCCATAACCCATACAATCTAAACAGGCAATTATTAAAATTTTGCTGCTAGTAGAACTAGGCGTTATAGATTTAGCTATTCCAGAATCTTGAAAATTGGAAGAATTTGAAGTAGTAAAATTACTAGATAAAATATCTGGCCCAACTGTTTGCAAAATGTCACCAGCGTTTTGACCTAGTCCTGATGCAGTATGTATAACTGAACTATCGTGAAAATGTATAGACATTATGACACCTCCATTAAAGCAAATTTGTATTTTTTGCCATTGCGTCTGTTAATCAAGTAAAGATCCTCTGCTCCTTCCTGTATAGTATAACTTCCCCAAGTTCCGTCAACATCATTAACACTACCTTCGTTAGATAAATGAAGGTCATTAGTGTAGACGTTTGCTACTCTGTTACTTGTTGTACCTATATCATATGTGTTATTAGCACTAGGAACAAAGTGTCCATCACTTCCATAAATGCTCCATCTACTGGCAGCGTTTGTACCAAATACCATATTGGCATTTTCTCTTTGCCACAAATAAGCAGTACCAGCGTTAGAAAGAATATCAAAACCGTCACTAGCAGCAGAGCCAGAAGTGCTGTCTGTTAGGTGTATAACTGAACCAGTACCACTAGAATGAATATGCAAACCATTGTCATAATAATGTGCTGCGCTTGTAATATTACCTAAAGCCAAATCACCAACAACGGCTGCTCCTCCACTTGTAGTCTCAAACTTTTTACTACCATTGTAATATAAATCTACTGATGAATTTTCATAGAATACAGCAATAAGTTCATCATTACTACCTCTAATTTGAACATCATCAGATCTTATTCTTAAATCTCCTGTATTATTATCGATATAAGACCGTGTTCCATCGTGATAAATTTCTAGATCATTACCAGCACCAGCAGTAATTTTACCTGAGTCATGTTGACACCTTATAGAACCACCACTTGCATTTGTATAGGTTCCAGCAAGATGAGAAATTTCTCCTGTTACTTGAACTCCAGTACTTATAGTCTCAAACTTTTTAACGTTGTCGTAATATAGTTCTACTGCTCCATTTTCAACTCCTTTTAAATATACTTCACCAGTATCACGATTTTGTACATAAAAATCATTTGCTGGTCTTATGTATAAAATACCAGTAAGGTTATCTATGTATGAGTTGCTACCATTATGAAAAAGTTGTAAATCTGAACCTTCACCAAGACGTAGTTTATAAGTGTCATTAGGAATATTTAAGTTACCATGACTCATATCTAAACCAACATCATGAATGTACACTATGTTAGTCATAGTTCCGCTAGCTTCTACGTCTAAATATATTTGTCCGTTTGCACCATTACGAGATTTACCTCTAATTTTTGCAGCTAAGTTACTTGTGTTGTAATAGAACTCAATAGTACCTTTGTTGGCTAATGAGTTATTTGTAGTTTTTAATCTTAAAGTAGGATTACCAGCAACAATTTGTGTACCAGAATTAAGTTGACCACAAGTTAAGGTTCCTGTTGCTTCTAAATGACCTGTAACATAAGCTCCTGATGAAGTTGTCTCAAACTTTTTACTGTTATCGTAATATAAATCAGCTGAGGTATCTGCTCGAAACGTAGCCATAGTTTTATTTCCAGCTTCATTTTGAACATATACAAAATTATCTGATCTTAAAAATAAAGCTCCAGAAGTTGTATTAGTTACAAAAGAATTACTATTATCTCTATAAATTTGTAATTGTTGATTAGCACCGATTTGTAGCTTTTTATTATTTGCTGGTATTTGTACATGACCGTCATTAGTTATTTTTAAACGTTCTGTATTATTTGTCGCAAATTTTAAAGCTGTATTTTCATGATTCCAGATAACTCCATCTTCAGTAGCATTTATCCCAAGTAAAAGTCCATCACTAGAACTTGATCCCGTAGTGGAATTAGTAAATAAATGATAATTTGCAAATGAATTATCAACGTGTTGATGTAAACGTCTTGCTGGACTTGTTGTACCTATTCCAAGCGAACCTGTAACTGTTGCTCCAGAACTTGTAGTCTCAAGCTTTTTATTGCCGTCATAGTAAAGGTATACATAACCATCAGTTTGAAATCGAGCCATATACTCTGCAAAACCTTTATTAATTTGTACCTCACCAGCTGCGGTATTAATTAAGAAACTTCCATTAGTATTAGCTAGATATGAAATATTATTATTGTGATAAATCTCTAAATCTGACCCTGTACCAAACAGAGCTTTTACGTTGTCGTTATATCTGTTATCTCCAGTAAATGTGTTACCAGTTGTAGATGCAAAGTTTCCTGAAGCTGTTACACCACCCTGCCAAGAACTGCCGTTATAAATTTTTAGTTCGTTTGCAGAAGTATTAAAATATAAATCACCAACAGCAAGTGCATTACCGCCACCATCAGTTGATGGGTCATTAGCTGCTATTTGATATTTATCGCCAAAATTATTTACTGAAGAGATATTACTTGATGCGTTATTAATACTTGCAATATTGGTTGAGCAAGTACTCATAGCTGTAATGTTACCTGATGTAGCCAAATCATTCATATCGCTTATAACATCAGCTACAGCTAGTAAGGCCATATCTGCGATAACATCAGTAGTTGCGAGTAGTGCCATATCAGCAACTACGTCTGATGTACCTAATAAGTTCATATCAGCAACCACATCAGTAGTTCCTAATATTGCCATGTCTGCCACAGCATCAGCAGTTCCAAGTCTGCCTATCTCTACAGCTTTACCTGCAACAGCCGTAACCTCTGTTGCTTTTGGTACAAGTCTATGAAATGTATATGTATGTGTTGTAGTAGTTGTTTCTACTAAAAATCCAAAACCAGAAGATATAACACTTGGTACTCCTGTAATTGTAACTGTATTACCAGAACCAGCACCATTAGCAATAGTAACTGTAGTTCCGCTTGGAGTTAAATCTGTAGATGCTGCTTTAACAGAGACTACAGTACCAGTGCCGTTTTCTGCGTCTGGGTTAGTCGTAGGAAAACTTGTTTCATTTGCTATTGGTACAAAACCACCAACATCATCTACAAGATCAATAATTCTGTCGTTGATTGCTGCGGTAGTTGCAATAGTTGTATCATTATCTGGGAAAGATTGACCATCTTTAATTGTGTCACCAGAACTTATATTGAAATATCTAGCGTCTGATGCAGAAGTAGTAAAGAAAGATGTATCGTTTACATTTGCACTTGCTTGTTCGCTATTAGTAACAACTGTATTTGCATTTAGTTTAGTTGAGTCTATTGCTCCACTAGCAATTTCAGTTGTATCTACTGAGTTTGCTGCAAGATGACTAGCATCAAGAGGACTACCAGCTATAAGACTTTTAATTTCTGATACTGTTTGATCTGCGGTTGCACCTGCTTCTATAGCATTTAGTTTTGTATGGTCTGCGTCTGTAAATACATTAGAGTCTGAAGCTGATTCTACAAGTGTTCTTATCTCAGCAGCAGTTTGATCGGCAGTTGCACCAGCTTCTATTGCATTTAGTTTGCTGTGATCTGCGTCAGTAAATACGTTACTATCACTAGCACTCTCTACTAATGTTCTAATTTCACTAGCGGTTTGATCTGCTGTAGCTCCACTTTCAATACCATCTAATTTACTACCATCAACAGATACATCTCTACCATCAACAGTTCCAGAGGTAACAATATTTTGACTACCAAAGTTGGGTGAAATTTTAGTTCCATCTATACTTGCACTTGCATTTACATCAGCGTTTACAATAGTTCCATCAGCAATCATTGTTGAAGTTACTGTACCTGTATCTCCTGACGTAATCAAAGTTCCTGATCTGTCAGGTACAGTAATTGTTCTATCAGCAGTAGGGTTTGTTATTGCTAGTGTTGTTTCATTAGTATCATCAACAGAACCTTCAAATACAAGATCACCTGTAACTGTTTGCGTACCATCTCTTTTTACATAATCACTAGCTATTTCTTGTTGAGCAAATAAAATTTGGTTTACATTATTATCTAGGTCTGCTTCTGTAAGAACACTACCATCTTCAAAATCAACTCTTTTTGTACTTATATTTGTATCTCTATTAAATACAACATTAGCTGTACCACTAGCAGGTATATTGCCAGAAGTAAATTGAACTTGTGAACCTACAATATTGTAATGAGTTCCTAGTGTTTTAAGTACTCCACCAACAGTAACTTCAATTTCACTATTTAATAAGAACGGAAATGATATAGAAAAGTTAGCTTGACTACCAGTACCATTATGATTCTGTGATGTAGCAGATGTGTTAGTAGCCATGATTAATCATTAGTTATTGGACTAATTACTCTCATTATATCTTGATTAGCTCTTCTAGTTTCATTTTCTGCTTGTTTTTTCAATTCTGGGTCTAAAATAAATTCTTTGTAATATTCTATCGCAGCTTTTTTATATACTTTATAAATATCTTTTACTTGTTTTTGTAATTCTTTTTTTATCTTATCTTTGTTTTTTAAAGTAGCTTGAGCATCTATAGAACCAGAATCATCACTTTCAAGGTATTTCAAAAATTTTATATTTTTTTTATCTCTTGATAATTGTAAAATCATTTCGCCAAATCGTTTACCATTTTTAGGGTCAAATACAGGATTTCTACCTTTAAAATTTATAGGTATGTTTGGAATAAGACCTGTAAGTTTGTTATAAGCATTCGTATCTAAATTAATACCATTTCCTTCATTGTCAAATGGTATGACATCACTAGGAGGTACTACTTTAAATTGTATTCTTCTTAAATATTCATCTATAGGATTATCTTTTTCTTTTTTATATTTAAAAGGATTG